ACCTCTAATATTTTTAGAAAGTTTTAACGCACCAGCGGCAGTTTTACAAATTGGCAAATATAAAATTTCAATGCCTCTTGATTGGAAAATGGTCATAGGTGAAGCAGAACAAGGAGAACTTCATGTTTTGCCAATTACAAGTTTGAATGACCGAGGCTTTGATGCTTTCTTATTCAACCCACTAACTGGTGGACATCCAGAATTTTTAAATGTGGATATAGTTGACATTTACACAGAAGTTAAGTGGTACTTTCCAAAAATTAAAGCAGGACAGTTATTAGCAGTGCCGTTATCCGATGGTCCAGATCCTCAGTGTGCATATTTTGTAAAAGACATCTCGAGACAATGTGAGCAATTAGACTATGGTCAATGCTTCTAAAAAAAAATTAAACAGCAAATTTGTCAAAGTAAAAGCACCAGTAATGATGCTTGACACAGGAAAAAATATAAAAGAGCCGGTATGGATGGAAAAAGATTTTTTTCCAAACTTGCTTGATACAATTAAAGAGTATAAAATAGAACTAACAACAATAAAATTTATGCATCAGTATGTAAAAATAGGATTTAAAGATTACAAACACGCAACAAAATTTAGGTTAATATATGAAGGCAAAGAGTACAAATAGAAAATTTTTCGAGTTAAGAAATGGCTTGAAGGCAATCGATTACAGGAACAAAGATTATTGGGATCGTATTGACGACAAAGAAAGGTCTTTATACAGTCCTTATATGATCATGCGATATGCTTCTAGTGTTTCAGGAGATAAGTTTTATCAAGAACACTATGTTGAAATGATTAACGAATGCGTTAACAAACACTTGTTCACATTATCTAGCAAACACAAAAAAATGTGCTGGATGTTGACTGCAATGTGTGGTGGCTTAAAACAGCAATTTCATCCATGGATAAAACCAATGAAGCGTGTGCCAAATAAAAGTTTAAAGCAACTACAATTAATATTTCCTACAGCAAAAGAAAAAGATCTAGAGACGCTAGATAAAATTATAACTGATAGAGAGCTTGAAGAATTATTAGAGGCACATGGTATCGAATAGTTTTAAATGCACTTACTGTAATAAAAGTTTTCAAAGAGAGAGAACTTTACAAGTGCATATGTGTGAACCAAAAAGAAGACATCTACAAAAAGATGAGAAATGGGTGCAAAACGGATTTATTGTTTTTCAAAGATTTTATGAAATACATCAACGGCATACAAAAACAAAAACATATGATGACTTCTGCAACAGTTCTTACTACAATGCTTTTGTCAAATTTGGTCGTTACATGATGCACACTGGTCCTTTGTATCCAGAAAAATATATTGACTACGTAATACTTTCAAAAGTAAAACTGGACCACTGGAGCAGAGATGATTTGTATGAACAATACTTAAAGGATACACTTAAGACTGAACCTGTAGAAGCCGCACTAAGAAGATCAATTGCAACAATGATGGATTGGGCACAGGAACAAAATGTACAATGGTCTGATTACTTTCGTTTGGTTAATACCAGCAGAAGTGTACAGCACATACAATCAGGAAAAATATCGCCATGGATAGTGCTAGGTTGTGAAGCAGGTAAAAAAATGTTAAAATCGTTTACTGACGAACAATTACAAATGATACAAACTTATATTGATCCAGCATTTTGGCGAAATAAATTTAAAAATTATCCAGCAGATTATTTGTTTGTACAAGAAACTGCAAAGGAGGCACACATTGAGTAGAATTAATATTGAGATTGATGATACTTTAGACATGGAAATTGGAGACAGTGTTGTCGTGATCAAAAAAGATGGATCAATTGGCAAAGTGATACTGCCAGAAATGTCGCCGGAAATTCAGCAGACAAAAGGATATAAAAAAATGTTAGAAGTGCTTGAGTTGTTAAAGCCAGGAACCAAAAAAGATTTTATTAAACGCAACAAGAAAAAATTACACTAATGCCTGATGTAGACATAGACTTTGTAGATAGAGATAAAGTTTTAAAATTATTTCAACATACTCCAGCAACTATAATAAAAGAAGATAAAACTGAAAAACATAAAACAGGAGTATACTTTCACAATATTCCAACTAATCCTGTTACCGGTCATGCAAGTCTTGATTATAAAAAAGCCGAGGATCGTGGATATTTCAAAATTGACTGTTTAAATGTTAGTATCTACAAAAACGTAAAAAGTGAACAAGAGTTAGTTAAATTAATGATTAAAGAACCAGATTGGCGTATACTAAATGAAAGATGTTATGTTGATGAACTGTTTCATTTAAATGGACATTTCAGCATTATATCAAAACTACAACCAACCAGCATAGAACAACTTGCCGCGGTATTGGCTATAATACGGCCTGCAAAAAGGCAATTAGTTAACAAGAGTTGGGACGACATAATGAAGGAAGTATGGGTTAAGCCTACTGACGGAAGTTATTTTTTTAAGAAGTCTCACGCTGTTGCATATGCTCAAGCAATTGTAGTTCAGATGAATTTAATCCTCGCAGGTAAATATACTTTTAGTGTACAACCGGAAAAAAAATCTCACTAAAAAACCAAAATTTCACACAGCAGACCTACCTAATGATTGGAACTACGGCGTTGAATTAGCCAGACAGCTTGATCTTGTTCGCAAAACAAGAAGACCTATAAAATGTAAGGTGGATCCGGAATTTGAAATAAAGTTATGGGTAGCCAATTGCTTGCCCGAATGGCAAACTATTTGGAAAAAGAAAAAAGTTGAAATTAAATGGCACGGTGGTTATCGTGCTTTTTTTTTGCGGTATATTAAATAGGTCTTCTAACTAGTTGAATAGTTCTACGTTTCACACGTTTTTTGGCAATATCACTTAATCGCACACAAGGACCATGCACAATTTCTATGTCTTTGGTTGATAAAGAAATCAATATTGATTTGAAATACTTCCAATCCCCTTTTAAAAAAATATTAATTGGGATTTTTCTATTTGATTCCCACCACCATGTTTCTCCAAGTTTGAGATACTTCATTTTATCTTCAGGCATCATTATTCTGCCATAATCGTAGAAACTAGTGACTTGGTTGTCTTGGTTGGCAATTATACCTATAAATTCTAGATCACCCTTTCTTACTAACGATAAGAATGGAAATTTCTTGCCTAATGTTTCAAAAACTTCGTTCATGCTATTCAATAAATACTGTTAAATATGCTATATGCAAACAGTACAAAGGTATTTACTTACAAATTTGGTAATAGCCTACATAAATGGTTATCACGGGAGAAATTCTAAAGTGTACGACAGACGTTTAAAATTGTTTAGAGGAGCAACTAATCCTGTGACATTCACATTTAAGAATGAGGATCAGAAAGCCCAGAGTATTACATCAAAAACTTTTGAATTTGCTTTAATAGACAGAAACAGCAAAAAAGCAGTTCTTACAAGAACTATGACCACATTAGATGATGGATCTACGTTTGCTTCAAAGGGCACTGCTTCTGTTAACATTACAGATGGCGACCTACTATCACTAGATTCTCAGTTTTATGATTATAGTGTGAGGGAGGTTTTATCTGATGGTTCAAGCACATATTATCAAGTAACCTACTCTGATACAGGGTACAATTCTGCCGGGTCTGCTGAATTAGCAGATGGCGGATTTCCACAATTTAATCCAAGTGTTGAAATAAATTCATTTACAGCTCAAACAAGTCCTAATCAATATCCATTAAAATATGTTAGCAATGGTACAATCCAATCTTTTCCAGGACAAAACAATAATGACGCTTTACACACATTTGCAGTTTACACCCAGGGCTTTAGCGGCACATTAAAAGTTTTAGCAACAATGGATACTACTCCATCAACAACAGATTTCTTTACTGTTTCTACAATCACTGATCTTCCAACTTCCGGAGTAAAATATTACAATTTTAATGGCGTTTACCAATTTGTAAAATTTACTTGGGATAATGCTTCTGGTAATACCGGCATAGTTGACAAAATACTTTATAGACATTAAAATATAGACTATGAACCTGATACAGTCTACTATTCTGACATCGTTGCCTGCGGGCCGAAAGAAAACTCCTTCTGGTTGGATTGCTTTCAATGCTCCATGTTGTATACATAATGGAGAATCACAAGACAAGAAAAAACGTGGCGGAATAATGACCAGTGCAGACGGTACTGTGTCTTATCATTGTTTTAACTGTGGCTTTAAGGCTAGTTACGTGAGTGGAAGAAGACTTACTCAAAAGATGAGAACATTTATGAGTTACATAGGTGTTCCAGACGATACTGTAAGAAAACTTGCAATAGAAGCCATGCGCCATGAAGAAGGTGATACAAAATACGAAAGGAAAAAATTTGTTTCTTTTAACAAAAAAGAATTGCCCATTGGTGCAAAGAGATTAGAAAACTGGTTAGAAAAATTTAATAGCTTATCAGAAATACAACAACAACGTTTAGACAATTTATTGAACTATCTTTCTACTAGAGGCACAGGCGCAGACTGGTACGACTTTATGTATTCGGACAATAAGAATTGGGACGTAGATAAAAGATTACTAATTCCGTTTTATTGGAAAGGAGACATAGTAGGATTCACAGGTAGACTTTTTGAAAATATTGAAAAAGTAAAATACTATACAGATGTACAACCAGGTTATGTTTTCAACATGGATGCACAAGATTGGTCAAGAAAATTTGTTCTAGTCACGGAAGGACCGTTTGATGCAATAGCAGTTAGTGGTGTAAGTATATTAGGATCAGAAGTAAATGAAACACAAAAAGAACTTATAAACGGATTAGGTAGAACGGTAATTGTAATCCCAGACAGAGATGCTCCAGGAGAAAAATTAATTAGCCAAGCAACCGAGTTTGGGTGGAATGTATCATTTCCAACCTGGGACAAAGAGGTAAATGATGTTGCAGAAGCAGTAGCAAAGTATGGTAAATTGTTTGCTGTTAAATCAATTTTACAAGCGACAGAATCAAGTAAATTAAAAATTGATCTTAGAAGGAAAATGTTATAAAATAATATGAAGAATTAATAATGGCTGATTATACTTTCGACGTACAAAAACTATATTTAGAAATGATGCTGGCAGATGCAGAATCATATGCTAGAGCTCAGAATATATTTGATCCAAAATCATTTGATAGAAAGTTACAACCGATTGCTACATTTATAAAAGATTATTCAGAAGAATACAAAGTGTTGCCAGAAGTTCAACAAGTTAATGCTAAACACGATATCAAACTAAAAACAGCAAAAGATCTAGATCCAAATCACTTCAATTGGTTACTAGATGAATTTGAACAATTTTCCCGACACAAAGCACTTGAACGTGCAATACTTGAGTCAGCAGACTTGCTAGAAAAAGGTGATTATGCTCCTGTTGAAGACAAGGTTAAAGACGCAGTCAACATTGGCTTGACTCGTGACATGGGTACAGACTACTTTGCAGATCCAAAAGGTAGATTGGAGAACTTAAAAAACTCCAACGGTCAGGTCAGCACAGGGTGGGCTAATTTAGACAAGAAACTGTTTGGAGGATTTAACCGAGGTGAACTAAACATTTTTGCAGGCGGATCAGGTGCAGGTAAAAGTTTGTTCTTACAGAATCTTGCTGTGAATTGGGCCACTACTGGTTTGAACACATTGTACATAAGTTTTGAATTAAGTGAAGCGTTAACAGCTATGAGATTAGATGCCATGATCACAGGCATTCCAACTAGAAAAGTATTTCCAGAAATTGATAATGTTGAAATGAAAGTAAAAATGATGGCTAAGAAATCAGGAAACTTACAAATCAAATATCTGCCAAGTGGAAGCACAGTGTTGGACGTTAAATCTTATATTAAAGAATTAGAACTAAAAAACAAAAAGAAAATTGATTGTATCTTGATTGACTATTTGGATCTCATGATGCCTAAATCAAAAAGAATAAGTCCAGCAGATTTGTTTATTAAAGACAAGTATGTGTCAGAAGAACTTAGAAATTTGGCGGCAGAAAGCAACATGCTGATGTGTACAGCATCTCAGTTGAACAGAGCTAGTGTTGAAGAAATTGAATTTGATCATTCTCACATTAGTGGCGGTCTTAGTAAAATACAAACAGCAGACAACGTGTTTGGTATATTTACATCAAGAGCCATGAAAGAACGTGGCAGATATCAAATACAGTTTATGAAAACAAGATCATCTAGTGGTGTTGGTATGAAAATAGATTTGGAGTTTGATGTTGACACATTGAGAATAAGAGACCTAGCAGAGGATCAAGAATATCAACAGTTTAAAAAACAATCTTCAACTATCTACGATTCCTTAAAACAAAAAAGCAAGGTGTCGTCTGATAAACCTAAAGAACCAGATCCAACTAAAGGTGATAATATTGGAAAAGTTAAAGCCACTGTAGAAGGCGGAAAACTGAGACAACTGTTAAACGAACTGCACTCGGATGAAGAACAGTAATGATATTTTATATTTGTACGAAAAATTAAGTACAAACTATCCGCAATACACAAACAAAAAACCAAAAGCAAAAATTTATTCTAAAGCATATACAAGTTTAATAGGGGTCATGCTATCTGCACAAAGCCAAGACAAGAGAACGGCTGTGGCTTGTAGACAGTTGTTTAACCTTGCTGACAATCCAGATGATATGATAAAATTGTCTCGAGAAGAAATTATTGAAGCAATCAGACCTGCAGGATTACACAATGCTAAAAGCAAAAACATTCTTGCTACAAGCAAAATGTTGTTAGAAAATTTTAATGGACGTGTGCCACAAACACAAAAAGAATTAATGACATTGCCGGGAGTTGGTAGAAAAAGTTCTGACATTGTTATGAGATTTGTTTGGGGCCAACCACACATAGCAGTTGACACACACGTTTTTAGATTATTATGGAGATTGGGTTGGGCAGATAATCTTAACGAATCAAAAGCAAGTATAACCGTAAACGACACTACACCTGACAAATACAAGTACGGCGCACATATGTGGTTGATAACACATGCCAAACTAGTTTGTAGATCAAGCTCACCTGATTGTGTTGATTGTGTAATACAATCGGTATGTGACAAAAGAGACATCAATGTTCCAAAAAGCAAACTACGAGATCACCAAAAAACTCCACTATAATTCCTACATTAGATAATTAATATTGCTCAAGGCAAAAACAGGCAAACTAAAAAAACATAGGCAAATGAAAGACAAAGAACTAAACGACATAACAAGGCTATACGATAGATTTATTAGGCAATGTCCAGGCACAGAAGAATACACGCA